TATGAACCAGATTTTACGCCGGTTACTCCGACGATTACCGTTACTACGCAGCCTGATGCTTTAACTGAGGTGACTGCTGGAAGTATTACTGAAAGTTTGTCTGTTGTAGCAGAGTCAAATACAAGTAATCCTGTAACATATCAGTGGTATGAAAATACTATAGATAGCTCGGCTGGTGGAACGATTATCAATGGTGAAACCTCAGCTAGTTTTGATATTCCAACAGATCTTACAGCGGACACCTATTACTATTACTGCGTTCTCAGTCTATCAGGAGCTAGTGATGTAACAACGGATGTGGCAACTGTGACTGTATCTTAAGGGGAGGTAGATAGTGATGGCAGATGAAAAAATAAAAATAGATGAAGTATCAGAAGAAAGAAGTACAATCATTAATATTGGTGGAAGTGATTTTAAGCTGATTCTTACCACTAAAGCAACGAAGGAAATTGCTGGCCGTTATGGCGGTCTTGAAAATCTCGGAACCAAGCTTATGAAGACCGAGAACTTTGAAATGGCTTTAGACGAGATTGTGTGGCTGATTACACTTTTGGCTAATCAATCCATACTGATTCATAACATTAGAAACAAAGAGGATAAGAGGGAACTTCTAACAGCTGAAGAAGTGGAGCTTCTTACTACGCCTTTTGATTTGGCTGAGTATAAAAATGCTATTATGGCTAGCATGATGAAGGGAACCAAAAGAAATGTGGAGAGTGAACCTTCAAAAAACGAGGTGGTCGGGTAAGTGATGAAGAACTATTTACCCGACTGATTTACTATGGCACAGCCCACCTTAACAGAAAAGAAGATGAGGTGTGGCTGATGCCTATTGGTTATCTGATGGATTTATGGGAATGTCATAAACAGTTTATTGGTATCTCAAAACCGAGAAAGGAATATTTCATTGATGATTTAATTCCAGAGTGGATATAAGTGTCATATTGGTTCGTAAAAACATTTGAATATACGAACGAAAATGACAAAACGAGTAATATTAAATAAAGACAAAAATCATCTCTTCAAAATCAACATAGAAAACTTGTCATATTGGTTCGTATATGTTATTATAAATACGAACGAATATGACACGAGGGAGGTGATTTGATGACTCAAAAGGATTTAGTGACTGAATTACTAAAATATAACAAAGGAATTTTGACATCTGGTGAAGCAAAAGAAGCCGGGGTCGCGTATAAAACATTGCAGCGTATGTATAAGGCTGGTGAAATTGAAAAACTTGAGCAAGGTTTATATATGGATCATGATCAAATGGAAGATGAGTATTTTTTAACTCAATACAGATGCAAAAAAGGTATTTTTTCTCACGAAACAGCTTTATTTTTTCATGATTTGACGGATAGGACACCTCTTCAATTAATGTTAACGATTCCGTCAGGGTATAATACACGACTTTTAAAAGAAAAAACAAAATTCAAGTTTTTTTATATTACGGAGAAACTTCATTTACTTGGTAGGATTACTATGGAGACGTCTTTTGGACATCGAATCTATGTATATGATAAAGAGAGGACTATTTGTGACTGTTTAAAAAAGAAAGATCAACTGGATATTGACCTGGTTAATGAAGCAGTCAAAAGGTATATGAAAACTCCTGGAGCAGATTATGCAAAATTACTAAAATATGCTGATCTTTTCAATGTCAAAGATTTGGTTCGAAAGTACATGGAGGTGTTAACATGAAAATTAGTAGTCCTAGGCAACTGAAGGATTGGATTAATAATATGGCGAAGGAAAATAATATTATAGCAAACACAGTACTTCAGAACTTTATGATGGAGAGGCTCCTTGAGAGAATTTCTGTTTCAAAGTATAAAGATAACTTTATCCTAAAAGGTGGATTTTTAATTGCAGCTATGGTTGGAATTGATATGAGGAGTACAATGGATATTGACACCACAATAAAGGGTATTCCTATTAGCCATGAGACCATAGAACAAATTTTGAAAGAAATATTATCGACGGACCTTGATGACAATGTGACATTTAAACTTAAGAGTATTAAAAGCATTCACGATGTAAGTGATTATGAAGATTTTAGAGTTTCTGTTGAAGCCCAGTTCTTTACAATTAGAGTAAATATGAAGATTGATATAACAACCGGTGATAGGATTATCCCAAGAGAAGTTGAATATTCTTTTAGACTCATGTTTGAAGAGCGTGATATTTCAATAAAAGCGTATAATTTAAATACAATCCTTGCAGAAAAGATTGAATCGATTTTAGCTCGTAATGTATCCAATACTAGAGCAAGGGATTATTATGATGTTTATATTCTTCTGACATTAAGAAAAAGCGATATAGATTTAGATAGTTTGAAAAGTGCAATTTTGAAAAAGGCAGAGGAAAGAAATACGCTTGTATATATTGAAAATAAAGAGAAGTATTTAAGTGATATTGAGGAGAGTGAAGATCTGAATAGAATTTGGGAAGCGTATGCACAGAAGTTTCCATATGCTGAAGGAATTAAATTCAGTGAAATCACGAATATTTTACGAGAAATTTTTAAGTAAAGATAGCTGAAGCAGGATTAAAAAGTAAATATAACAATATGAACTGCAAATATAACAGTAAGAATGTTATATTGAAAATAAAAATGTTACATTACAAGACACTTCAAACGAGGTGTCTTTTCTTATGTCTAAAAGAGAGGAGGTGGCAGAAGTGGCTGATAATTTCGGGCTGAAGATTGGCGTAGAAGGTGAGAAAGAATTTAAGAATGCTCTTAGAGACATCAATAGAAGTTTCAAGGTTTTAGGTTCTGAAATGAATCTGGTGACATCTCAATTTGATAAGCAAGAAAAATCTATTGAGGGGATAACAGCTAGAAATAATGTCCTTAACAAAGAAATAGACGAGCAGAAGAATAAAATTGGAACATTAGAATCTGCTCTAAAAAACGCCTCCGACTCTTTTGGTGAAGCAGATAAACGAACACAAAACTGGGCCATCAAATTAAATAATGCAAAAGCCGATCTTAATAAGATGGAAAAAGAACTGGATAAAAATGTTCAAGCCATAGATGAAATGAATCAAGGTTTTGATGAAGCAGAAGATGGGGCGGATGATTTTGCAAATGCAGTAGATAAAGCGGCTAAAGAAACGGACGATGCATCAGGAAAGTTTGAGAAAATAGGCGGCGTGCTAAAAGGAATCGGTGCAGCCATTGGAGCTACAGTCCTGGCCATTGGTACTGCGGCAGTTGCTACTGGGGCAAGTCTTATTAAACTGGGTGATGAATATAACTCAGCTGTAAATCAGATGTCTGCTTCTACTGGTGCTACCGGTGAAGAGTTAGATAAGCTGGGAGAAGTTGCTCAGAATGTATATAAGCATAACTTTGGCGACAGTTTAGAAGATGTAGCAAATGGTATATCGGAAGTGAAAAAGACAACCGGACTTATGGGCCAAGAACTAGAGAAGGCCACCGAGTCTGGTTTTGCTTTAAGAGATACTTTTGGTTTTGAACTTCAAGAATCTGCAAGAGCAGCTGGGGCACTGATGAAAAACTTCGGAATATCTTCTGAAGAAGCATATAACATCATAGCTACCGGGGCTCAAAACGGGGCCAATAAAAACGGAGATTTACTGGATACTTTAAATGAGTATTCTAATCAGTACTCAGCCCTTGGACTTAGTGCAGATGAATTTATTACCGGTCTTATTGGCGGCGCTGAAGCCGGTGTTTTCAGCATAGATAAAGTTGGAGATGCGGTCAAAGAGTTTAATATCAGGGCTAAAGATGGTAGTAAGGGGAGTGCTGAAGCATTTACTTCACTTGGGCTAGATGCAGATAAAATGACTAAAAAGTTTGCAGATGGCGGTGAAGAAGCAAGCGGTGCATTTTATGATGTTATAGAAAGACTAAATGAAATAGAGGATCCAATTCTTAGAAATACCATTGGTGTTCAGCTTTTCGGTACACAGTTTGAAGATTTGGAGGCGGGTGTCCTTCCGGTTCTTGCCGGTATGAAAGACAGTACGCTTGCTACAAAGGATGCATTATCACAAATTACAGATGTAAAATATGATAATCTGTCGGATGGTTTTGAAGGCGTCAAACGATCCTTACAAGGTGTGTTTTTACCGGCTGTTAGTGAAGTGTCTTCCGGTGTTACAGATTTGTTTTCTGAACTCTCTAATGGAATTAATGCTGCAGATGGCGATTTTGAGAAAATATCAGAAGTTATCGGTGAGACGGTTAGCGGTATTACAACATTAATAGCAGACCAGCTTCCTCAATTTGTTACTCTTGGGCTGGATATTGTGATGTCTCTTGGAGGAGCGATTATTGATAATCTTCCGATTATTATTGACTCAGCCATGGAGATTATTATGACACTTTTATCATCACTTATTGAAGCTTTACCTCAAATAACAGAAGGGGCTTTATATCTTGTTATGGCTCTAGTAGAGGGCATCATTATGAATCTACCGGCACTAGTTGAAGCAGCACTACTAATGATTGTAACTTTAGCTACTGGAATAGGAGAGGCTCTGCCAGAGTTGATACCAGCAATTGTTCAGGCCATTATATTAATTGTTGAAACCATTATTGGAAATATGGATCAGATTTTAAATGCAGCTTTTCAGATTATACAGGGTCTGGCAACTGGCTTATTAAATGCTCTACCAACACTTATAGAAGCACTGCCACAGATTATTAACAGCATTATTTCTTTTATTATTGCAAATCTACCACAGATTATTCAGATGGGTGTAGAGCTGACGATTCAATTAGCTACAGGACTTATTAAAGCAATACCTCAGCTTGTAGCCCAGCTTCCTCAGATAATTACAGCCCTTGTAACGGGACTTGGAAGTGCCATTCCATCTATGATGGATGTTGGCATGAATATCTCTAGAGGTTTATGGGATGGGATTTCATCTATGATTGGCTGGCTTAAGAATAAGGTTGATAGCATGGTCGGCGGCATTGTCAAAGGAGTCAAAAACGTTCTCGGGATTCATTCTCCATCGCGAGTCTTTGCTGGAATTGGCTCCAATATGGGCCAAGGTATTGGAGAAGGTTTCTCTGAAGCCATGAGCAGTGTGGAAAAAGATATGCAAGGATCTA